GCGTCCCCGATGAAGGACGATGCAGGTCGTTGAACACGGCGCGACCCCGTGTCCCCGACAGTCCCTCTACAACAACACAGAGACTAACCGATGTTACAGCAACCTCACCAGACGGGTTAGCCCATCGCCCGCCGAAACCGCTGGATCATGCCACGGCGATGTAGTCATCGACCGTTCTGATGGACCCCCGTTCGGACAGGACGACCATGACCCACCGGGGACGGCATGTCATATCGACCGCACCGTCGCGGGGAGCACGTTCCCACACGGATTGTGCTGCACGAAGCAACGACGGAAACAAGGCGGGGGATGCGAGACACAGAAGACCGCGAGTCGGGGGATGGCATAGTCCCGGCTGCTGCATCGGCGGCGAGGCCGACCCGATAAACCGCGTAGGGTCACGGGGGTGACCCCCGACCGTAGATGCTTCCCCGACTGTACGGGGGAGGCCGGTGGCAGTAGAAAGACCGAGTGACCATGTTCACGCCCATCGCACACCTCGCTGGCACCTGCGAAAGGCAAGACCGCGAGATGCGCCAAGCAGAGAACACCTGCCGGACAGACGACTGCAGGCACCGCAGTACACGCCGACGGCCCACGTGCGATCCGCGCCACGCACTCTGAGACCCGATGCCAAGACCAAAGACCAACGCTCGCACGCGAGTCAAACCAACGCCGGAGAGCCGCACCAGCCCGACCCGCACAGCGCAAACAGGCCACCGCAACAGCCCCGACCCTGACCAGCAACGGCTGGCCACGGATCGGCCAAGGGTCACCCGCCCAACCCCACGCAGCCACCCCCACAACCCCCAACCTGGGCACACACCACCAACGTAACCGCCCGTACCACGAAACCCAAGCAACACTAGCGCAACACACCACAAACTTACAGCCGTAGAACGTCGGTGGGTTGCGAGGTGGGGTGGGGGGTCGTAGTTTGAGGGGGTGGGGGTGTCCGGTACCAGTCAAGACGTAACCCGCATGGGCCTGATGTGCCACGAGGGGTAGATGTATGTACAGTACAGCCTTGGTTTTTTTGGGTTGTGCAGTGTTTTTTGGGTGTGGGGGTGTTGTTGTGTGCAGATGGGTGTTTGTGTCCCCCGTCCAGTTGCCACACTTGGACTACCTCCGCTTTGTTTTGTGACGCGGGAATACGTCTGTGTTTGTTTGTTCGCCGTTGCCGGTTCGTGCCTCCGCTCTTACTGCTGCCACAAGAGTTCGTGATGGGATCGTTGCTGGGCATGGCGGATCGACCACGTTCCCGTGGGTTCCGTCCCGCCCCGTGCAACTGGGGTACGACCGAGTGCTGCGTGGCACGTAGGTGTCATGGTATCATCTGTGGCAGGGTTGATGTGCCTGTTAAGTATCTTGTTTTGTGATTGGTGTGATCTGTATGGGAGATGGGTGTGGCTGCTGATGTGACGGTTGTTGATTCGGCGCATTTGTCGTTGACGGGTGGTGTGGCTCAGACGGTGCGGTTGACTGGTGCCGGTAAATATTTGGATGTGGTTGGACATTTGGGTGTTGAGTGGACAAAAATTTTTTTTACGGTTGCGGACAGCGAGGCTGATCTTGTGACGGTTACGGTTGATGGTGATGATGTGAATGTTGCTGGTTATCCGCATCGGGTTCGTGTGCCGGTGACTCGTGATGTGTGGGTGCGGGTGTTAGCAGAGTTTGATACTGAAGTGTCGTTGGTGAAGAACAGCATCCCGTTTATGCCGGATCGTTTCCGTGACGCCACAACCCCTGTGTATTTTACGTTGGATTCTAATACTTTAGGAGTGTTAGATCAGAACCGGTTGGGCTAATTGTGTTATTATTGGCTTGTTTGTATTCTTGTTCGGATGAAAGGTAAATTGGTGTTATGACCGCTCCCGGCGATTTCTCCAGCAACGACGTACTTACCGCAGCCGACATGAACGACCTACCCGCCGGTATTGTCGATGTTTCGCGCACGGCAACTGGCGGCACAATATTAGTCGGCACAACAACTGTTGATTTGGGGCCGTCGATTACTTTTACGGCGCAAGCAAACAGGTACTATCGCGCCTCTGGAATGGTTGCCGTTTTTGATAGAAACACAGCCGGTTGGCTTGTTATGGAAATGAACCTTGACGGTGCCGCCGTTCAGAACGTTTACACCTACAGCAACGGCTCTGGCTACTACGGACACATAGCAGGTTTTTATGTGTTCTCCACGACTGCCGGTTCCCACACAATCAAACTACGCGGTTTCACGAATACTGGAACGGCCACCGTGTTTAACGGTTCTGCCGAAAGAGTTTCATTAGTGCTTGAAGATATGGGGCCGGTCTGATGCTTGTACGTTGCGACATGCCGACCGATGATTACAAAGCCAACATGCGGGCGACCCGTAATCAACTATTAGCGGCCTCTGACTGGACACAAGTTGCGGACGCACCCGTAGACCGTGAAGCGTGGGCGACCTATCGGCAGCAGTTACGCGACGCACCCGCCACTTGGACGCCAAGCCCGACATGGGACGCACCCGACCCGCCTAACTATAACACCGGAGAATAACAATGGCCGCAGACAAAACCGTAGAAAAAGCAGCACACGTAACCCTCACTGCAAACACCGCCTACACCATCAACCTCACCGGAGCAGGCCGATACATCGACATCATCGCCCACTCCCACGGGTCACACAACGACGTATACTTCGCCACCGCAGCCACAGAAGCCGAACTACCCACCATCACCGCAGGCGCAGACAACACATACATCTCACACGCCGACGAACGAATCCGCGTCCCCGCACCACGAAACACATGGATCAGACTCATCTCCGCCGCAGGCATGGACGCATCCGTCGTCAAAATCCCCACCATTTTCTAAAAATTTTTTCTACGCTGGTGATATATGGCGGATGACGACAGGGTAGACGACCCTAAACTAATAAGCGACTTGATGAAAGAAGTTACCGAGTCGCTTGAATTTGTTGACGAAAACGCTACGTCAGAGCCATACAAAGAAGTTGTCCACATTAAAGGCAAAACTTCTAAGTATTTACAGGCAGAACAGCGTCGCCGTAACATTATTCAACATCTTCGCACCAAGAAATCGGTGACCGAAGCCTGCGAACTTGAAGGCATTTCGTACTTTACGTACGCATCATACCGGCAAAGGTTCCCTGAGTTTGCGGCTAAGTGCGATGAAGCACGCCAACTGGCGGATATGGGCGACAGCGCAGGCTATGACGGCTCCGCCGCTTCTTTTATTGCCGAGTTCTTTGGCCATGTTCCTACATGGTTCCAGTTAATGTTTATTAACGAACTAGAAAAAACGCCACCGGGAAACATTTTGATGGTGTTGTGGCCACCGGAGTTCGGGAAGACAACAACATTTGAGAACCATGCGAGTCGTAAACTTGCGATGGACCCATCGTTCCGGTTTCTGGTCGCGTCAGAATCCAAAGGAATCGCCCAGAAAATTTTGGGGCGTGTCATGGACCGAATGAACCCGGAAGGGCCAGTACCGAAGTATGTGGAGCGGTTTGGGCCGTTCATGCCACAGTCTGGTGACGGTCGTGCACGGCAAGCGTGGTCTGATAACCGGTTCACTGTGCGTGGTGCCCGCCGTAATGACGAACGTGACTACAGCATGTTGGCTGTCGGCGCAGGATCAAAGAACATTGTGTCTACCCGTACCGATCATGCACACGTTGACGACATCCAATCGACCACTACGTTAGGTCAAACTAGCAAGTTTGTTAACTGGTTCCGGCAGGACTTGCTGTCCCGCCCCGGCGAATCTGGTATTACCACGGTTTGCGGTACTCGTGTCGGTGAAGGCGACTTCTATGAAGCCTTGATGGATGATCCTGACATGGATCAGTCAATTATGAAGGTGTTGCGGTTCCCTGCGATTATCACAGATCACGATAGTGGCGAGGAAAAGTCGTTGTGGCCTGAGAAATGGCCGTTAGAAAAGTTAGAACGCCAACGTAAAAAGGTTGGGTCGGAGGCGTGGGATCGCAACTACATGCAGAATCCCGGTGTCTCATCTAGAGGAAGGGGCACCTTTGATAAAGAAATTGTTGAACATTGTAAAGATTCTTCAATCAGTCTTAGTGATTACCCTAGTCCTGATAGCATCGTATACGTTGGTATTGATCCTGCTCTTGGAGGCAAAAATTGCATCCTTGCAGTTGAGGCAACGCCGGATTACCGGCTCATCGTACGTCGCATTATCGAAGACGTTGAACTCAAATCAAACCACCAAATCATCGACCGGTTACAACAAGTCATAGAATTTTGCGCACAAGGCGGTGCACACGTTTCCGACGTTGTTATCGAAGCAATGGCGTTTCAGAAAGGCCTCGTCCACGACGAAAACCTTTTAGAACTACGCGATTACTGGGGTTTCGCTATCCGCGACCACCTGACAGGGTGGAACAAATACGATCCCGATATTGGTGTGCCGTCAATGGCTGAGTCGTTCCGCAAACAAGAAATAGTTTTGCCGTACGCCGACGACACGTACACACGTTTTGAAATTGATGAGATGTGCCGCCAGTTATATGCGTGGAAACCCGGGGTTCGTGGTAGTCGTTTGCGTCAAGACAGAGTGATGGCGTTGTGGTTTTGTTGGATTATGTGGCGTGAAAGGTGGAAAAAGCCTACCGGAACTGTGTATTCTAGTAACGGTTGGCAACGCGAGGGTTTGCCGTATACGGCGACCCGTTCGGGTTTACTCCTGCCCACAAACATAAGGAGAATTTAATGCGAGATTTTGAAACTATTAGACAGATGACGATTGATTTACAGAATCGTCGTTCACCGGTTTTGCGTCGTATGCAAAACATTCGCGAGGCGTACGAAGCAGATTACGTGTTGCCAATGCCGGACGTTGCCGACGAACCGGACATGCCAAACCTTACCCCGTCGCTAATCACGGACGTTGTGGACGCTCTCGCATTGCGTGCCGCATCTGTCAAGCCAACCGTGTACAGCCCCGCTCTTGATCCGTACAAAGACGTTGGGGTGCGTAGCAAGGCAATGGCGAACGACCGTCGCCGTATCCTTTCCGCTACGTATCATCATAACGGCTGGGCGTTGCTGCGTCGCCGGTACATGCGCCACCTTAACGCTTACGATACGGCAAGTATCATGGTGGAGCCGTGTTTCCGCACCGGTATGCCAAAGATCAGGGTTCGTGACCCGTTGCAAACGTTCCCTGAGGAACGAGCATTAGAATCAATGGAAGCCCCTGAATATGTGGCTTTCGTAACCCGATACTCCGGCGATTATTTGCGTTCGCGATTCCCGCAGACCCGAGGCGAAATCGGTGGCCCTATCAGCCCATACGACACCACAGAAATGTGGGATGTGTTTGAATGGCACGACAGCGAACAAATCCGGTTTGGTTTGCTTGGTCCCGTGTTAGAAGACGGTAACCATATTTACCGTGATTACAACATGTTTAGTGGCCCGTGGATGCCGTTAACTGACCCGATGCCGAACCTTGCAGGTATGTGTATGGCGGTTACTCCGGGGGCGGTCAGCCTGCATCGTATCGGCAACCGTCTTAATGCTTTGTTGGATAACGCGAAGTGGCAGTCGAAGTTGTTGGCGTTAGACATTTTGGCGCAAGAAAAGGCTATTTTCCCTGACATGTATGTGATGGCTAGCCGTGGTGGTGCGCCACGGTTGGCTGATGGCCAATGGCATGATGGCCGTGACGGCGAAATCAACATTGTGACTGACGCCGAAAAAATCGGCACGATTAATCAGATGCCTGATGTGCGTACATCGCAGATGATTGACCGGCTGGAACGCAACTTCCGTGTGTCGTCCGGTTTAAGCCCTGTGTTTGGTGGCGAAACCCCGGGTGCTGCGTTGCGTACTGGCCGTGCACTAGCAGAAATGACTTCATATTCAGTTGATCCCCGTATCCAAGAGGTACACGAGGTCGATGAAGTGTGGATGCCGAAAGTAAACCAAGCCATTTTTGAGTGTTACAAGGGCTGGTTTGGTAATAAGAAGTTTACGATGTTTTCTGGTTGGTCGGGTGACCGTGGCCAAGTTGAGTTTGTGCCAAACAAAACTATTGAAACGACAGATAACACGGTGACGTACGCTATTCCGGGTGCCGACATTGTGCAGATCACACAGGTGTTGGGGTCGATGTTGGGTTCTGACACTATTAGCGCGGAAACGTTCCAGCGTCATCATCCGTGGATCGAAGACCCCCATGCCGAACAGACTCGTATTACTGACGAGAAGTTAGAAAAGGGTGCGGTTAGTGGTTTGTTGCAGCAGGTGGTGTCTGGTCAAATGCCAATGGCTGTGTTTGCACGTATCCGTCAGAAGATGATGGACGGTACGAAAGATATTTTCCAAGCGACTGTTGAGGTTGATGAGGAAGTTCGTGCCGAGCAAGCAGAGGCGCAGCAGGCTGCTATGGAGCAGCAGGCTGCACAGCAAGCGCAGATGAGTCCGCAAGCCCAGTTAGGTTTGGCTGCTGGCCCGCAGGCTGCGGCGGCAGGGGCTATCCCACCAGAAGCGATGGCTGCTGCTATGGCTCAACAGCAGCAACAACAGATGAGGCCTGAAGATCGTATGCGTCAAATGTTGCAAGCAGGAATGGGTGGTAGGTAATGCCTCGTCGTCGTAAAACACAATCTGGTGCAGATGCTCAAAATATTGAGTCTGTTGCTGGTCAACGTTACGGTGAAGGTAAAGCGCAAGCCGACATGCAACGCATGATGCCTGCACCAAATAGCAGAGAGAGTTCTATGCCATCTCCGCAAATGCAACAACCAACGGCACCTGATCCACGACCGACACTTGTTCAACAGGCTGCTAGTGGCCCTGCTCAACGCAATCCGGCGGAAATTCTTGCGCAGATGCCTAAAAATATTTTGCGTGAACCTAGTTCGCGTCCTATTACGTCCGGTTTGCCGTCAGGCCCGGGAGTAGGCCCGGAAGCATTAGAGCGTTTTCAAACCATGTCTCCTATGCGCCGCACTTTGGAACAAATGTACAAACGAACAAGTAATCCTGTTATTAAGCGTATGTTGGATCAAGGAAACCTATGACATTCATTAGCCAAGACGATGAACTAGACATTCCTAATAACGCGCAAATTGACGCATCAGCATATGTGTCTCCAGCCGTTGCTGCGTCCGATGCAAACGTTTCATCAAATCTTTCTATTATTTCGCAAATCGCTCCTGATTTTGGGTCTGATTCTGCGTTAATGATGGAATTGGCTACATCAGGAATGTCGCCTATTACATTGGCAGATCAAGGCGTTGCTGCTTTAAGTGCAACACAGTTGGCTAATTGGTCAAGTGATTTGGCTCGTTTGTCGCCTTCGCAGCAACGTGGCCATTGGTACGACATGACCGAACAACAACAACAAACGTTAATTAATGTTGGTTATATTCCTCCTGTTACTTTGGAAAAACCCGGTTTGCTGGAACGAGGCTTAGGGTTTGTTGTTGGGGCAGCGCAAGCGGGTTGGAATTTAATTCCGGGACAGCAACAAGACTGGATTGAAGCCGGTGCTAAAAGCACGTTTGGTGGTTTGTTCTGGGTCGGTGACCGTGTACCGCATTTGTACAGGTCGCGTGCTCAATTAGCACCGTGGCAACGTGCTTTGTCAGAAGTAACAGGTATTGGTGCTGCGGTTGCCGTTACTGCCGCTTCGCGTGGAAAAGGCGGTGGCCGTGGTGCTGCTACTACCCGCCGTGTTGTGTCTTCGTTGATGGGTGGAAAAGGCGGCACATTACGAGCAGGCGCAATTACATTAGGCACTAAAGAAGCAACATCAAATCTTGTTGCAGCGTTGAGTACCGCACCAACAGGGTTCAACGATTACATTACTGCTTTCAGAACAACATACGACGGTGATACGTCGTTTACTGTTGAAGCACAACGTGCAGCATACGACATGGTTCAAAGCGACAGCATGTTGTCTCTAGCGCGAGATATTGCAACAAACATTACTCCCTACGATATTGCAGGACAAATGGCGTCGTTGCGCGACGTTGTTGACGACGGCGATATGTCTTTGCGCGCACGCAACGAAGCCTTAGACGAAGTTGCCGCTCAATATGCCGAAGAAGGCACTCCCGAATATCAGCAAGTACGCCAATCACTTCTTGAACTTATGGCAATGCCAGAGTTCCGTGATGCCGTTGTTACCTTAGCGTTAAGCAAAACTACGTTCGGACGCGACGTTGCCAGCATGTTTGGATTAACTCCGGGCAGCGACTCATGGAGCCGTGTTAGCGGTGCGCTTGATGGTCTTTACCTTATCGCTCTTGATCCGTTTAACCTTGCAGGCACAGCAGTACGCGCAGGTCGAATGGCGCGGTACTCGTTAATTCCAAAATACAAAGGTTTAAAAATACCCGAAGGCGAAATTGGTGATCTGCAAACCAGTCTTTCTATTCTGTATTACGGAACAGACACAACAAAATCAAACCGCAAAATTGTGCGGTGGGTTGACGAACTTGTTGATGCAGTCAACAACCAGCGATACGACCAAGCCCCTACTAACTTGCGCCCAATGTACTTGTCGCTTATCGAATACATGCGTGGTACTGGCAAATTGCAAGACACGAATGTTGTTGAAAAACTAACAGCAGACGTATTTATTAACGAATATGTTAAAGGCTACGACGGATTAGCACACCTTGTTCGCGGTGTCGGAACCCGCCGTGGAGTAGGCCAAGTTGTTTGGCAACCTCTTACATCTACTTCAATTCGCGGTCGTTTACGAACAAACGCTATTGCTTTCCGTACAGCAATGACAGAACCGTGGCAAAACCGGCAAGTTCGCCAATTTCTTACCGACAACGACATTAATCCTGAAACCTTGTTTGGCGAACTAGCAGATCAAACTTCTATTGGCACCGAAGTAGTCCCAACTTATTTGCTGCGCAACTCCAAAATTAAATTAACTGAATCAGGCGGTCTTGGCTTTTTGCTTGGGCGAGCGTTCGTACCTTTGCATTATTACCGTGGCCCTAAAGTCGGTAACCTTCTAAACAAAATTTCGCGCATGTCAAGTGACAACGTTATCGACTTGTCAACTGGCGAAGGTATCGAAGAATTTGTAAGTACAGTCTCATCTATTTTTGAACTGCCACGATGGATGGAACAATCGTACCTTAACACTTTGATGAATCAAGGTTCCATTTCGGATCGACTTGCTGTGCTGCGTTCGTTTTATGACGCAATGTTTGATTTTACGGGATTGAAAGGAACCGAAGCAGGGCAAAAACTATACGACGAATTTGTTGTGCGTATCGGTGATCGGGCTGACGATATTCTTGCACGTTCGCAAAAATACGGAATTGGAAATATCGACAACATAATTTTTAACGATGCAAAAAACGTTCGTGGTACTGCTGCTGTAATGCCCGGGCAACTTGCTTTACGCATTGCGATTCCTGATCCCAAAACGTTGTTGTTAGCAAAGAAGCGATCTTTGTGGTTTGGCGAAATTGGAGGCATTGCAAAAGCATCAGACATTGTTGAAAAAACAAGTGGAGTGTGGCGTGTCTCAGTTGTTGCCCGTCCCGGATTTATTCCTCGTGCTGTTGGCGAAGAATGGCTTGCAGCAATGTTCCGTGGCGAACTTGGCCAGTGGGGTTCTGGAATGGCTGCACGCGGCATGGCCCGTTACGAAGCGTTCCAAGAAGCACTCCGTCTGAGCAAATACCAAGACCCAACCGTTTTAACAGACGAAATGCGCCGACTTCTAAACGTAGACAAAAACAACAGATACAAATACAGTTACAGTGGTCATCTTTATCCACTGGTTTGGATGCTTGATAGCATCGGCGGCGGCAAGATTGTTAACCATTATGTTGATAATTACCAGTTATGGTTCCGCGCTAAAATGCAAAACGGTTTAGGGAAGACAGATAAAGGAAAACAATTATTCAAATGGTTCGGTGTTGAAGACGCCGGAAAAATAAACGAATCTGATCTTCTTTCTGCTTTAGCATTTGGTGGGAAAAACAGTTGGCGACGCACCGCAGCAACAGGTGTTAGCAAGCAATTAACAGCACGCGCACGCGAAAGCATGAAGTTGCATGTTCAAGCAATGGCTCATGGTGTTAGCGGTAACACTCAAGGTCGTTTAGCAGACGTACGCGAATTCACAGGCACAGACATACATGATGTTTCAGTAGATGGGCTACCTGTTCCACGGATGATGGATGACGCCAACTTTGAAACAATGAATGTTGGCAACCCTGACTACAACGCTGGTTTGCATTGGCGGGCGCACCACACTATTAACGATCCTAATTACGGAGATATTTTTGATGATGTGTTGCCTCGCATTATTCCGGTGGAAGACCCAGATTTTGATTTAACAGAATTTGGTGAAATAATTACTGCATTTCGCCGGATGAACTTAAACGATCAGTACGAGGCTCTGTTGTTGACGTTTGGGAAAGAAGACCAACAGTTTGGGTTGATTGCTGATTTAGAAAGTCGAATTGTTCGTCTTCAACGCATGATGAACGATTTAGAAGCGCAAGGCAAATTAGGTTTGCTTTCGCTGCAATTTGAAACAGAAATTGCAGACTTGCAAAACCGTATTCAATGGGTGCAAATGTTTATGAAAGGAAAGTTCGATCCCTCTACTTCGCCTGCTAGTGTTTCTTCGGAATTAGGTAACTGGTTAAGTAGTTATGCGTACGACCAATTAAAGTTGCTAGAAGATAACTCTCAACTTTACGGTTGGTATACCGCAGCGTTAGGCGCAGAATTCCGAGCAGCGTCAAACGGTACAGAGTTTTACGATCTTGCATTAATTGAAAACGCCGAACAACTTTTAGGCGTCGTACTTAACGATTTTACTACTCGTCCGGGTTTTAAACGATCTGTGTACCGTGGTATTGGACCCATAACACAAGACACCGCGTACATTGATGATGCAGGAAATTTGCATTTACAAATGTTCGTAGGTGATTGGCGAGCAGAAGGAGGCACCGTTGCTTTGTCCACTTCAATGTTGCCTGAACAAGCAGCACAGTACGCGATGAAACAGACCGGTACGTCTTCTTCATCAGCGGGTTACGGAACTATTTACGAATTAGATTTAGATTGGATGTTAAGAAATGTTGGTATGACATTTGACGACGTTATGGCGAGGCCAGCAGTCCCATTTTTTGATGCTGAAGGTAGACTAAAAGTAGATATTCCTCCGGCTGCTCGTATGCAACCGTCAACTCCTAATAACGAATTAGCAGAAATACAATTTTTAACAGGGTGGACGGAACGCACCGATCCAGATACTGGCGAAGTAATTAAAGAAATTGTTATTCCGGCAGGTAATTGGCGCGCATTTGCAACAGGTGAATTCAATCAGTTAAGTAATCTTGGTACTAGACGAAGCGATTTTGTAGCAGGTAGGTTACGTAATGCGGGGGTAATTGGTTACCGTTCGGACTTGACTACTACTATAGGCGGATTATTAGACCAACTTGATGAACGCGACGCAGCGTTGCTTGCCGACATAAATAAACTTTTCGAAAATGTTTCAAATGTTGATATTTCGACTGATCCTCGTTTAGCCGATATCCGAAACGTTTTTAATATGCCTTGGAGAATTCGATATGGTTTTGAAGAAAGTAGGTATTTACAAGACACGCCGGGATTAATGGATTTTAAAGTTGTACTTGACAATGATTTGTTGCGTGTTAATGGTTGGAATAATCAACCACTCGAAACTTTTGACGATATTTTAAATGCAATCGACCAATTTGTTCTTGATACTCCGTCTGCTGAAAAAGAAGAAGTAGTGCGTGCTCTGGCCGAGGTACTTAGTTCATTTGGTACTTTTGCGGAAGATCAAAACCTTGCTGGAGTCGAAAAATTTTTAGACACTTTGCTTGGAGATGAGTATTTGCAATATTTGTCGCCTAACCGGATCGACTACGATCGTATACGCGCCAATCCAGTTTTGCTTACCAACCATATTATAATTGCATCACGTTTGCGACAAAATAATCTCAGTCCAAATGTTATTGATGAGTTGTTTGATGAATCGCAAGATTTAATGATGTTGAAGAAAATTGCGGAACTAAGTTCTGAAGAACCATCACCTTTGTTTGATGTATGGGGCGACGATGCTTTGCTTAGACTTAAAGCACACCGGTTTATTGATTTTGACAGTCCTGTACGAGCATTTATTCCACACGTATTTTACGGAATGCGCGGACTTGGCACATATGAACCGGTTATTGCCCCGGGCGTTAAAAATGTTTATTTGACGTTAGATGAAGCGGTTGATGAAATTCGGTTTAATGGGTTGCAAAGTTTGTTGCGCGATCCGCGTACATCGGCTTCTGAAATAGTTGCACGACCCCAAGAACTGGCTTCTGACGGCAGTTTGTTAGCAGGCCGTGGACGTACTCGTATGCCTGTCAAAGGACAGAAAACCGTGTTCGCCCCCACGTTCACAACTTACGACATGGTGTACGGCGCAATTTTTGATGCACGCAACGATTTAGGAATTGTTGGTCGTTCAACACAGGACGTAATTGAACTTGCTACCGACAAAATTATGTCAAGCAATATCGCTAAAACCGCATCAAACCGTTTGTTAAACGATGATACGTATGACGAACTTTCATCATTAGTGCGAGCATACGTAACAGGGTTTATTTTGAAACACGAAGACGAGGCAGGTTCTATCGCTTTAAGTCGTTTAACTGAACTGGCTCAAAACGGAAATTATACGCAACCAATGTTGGCTGTTGACAATATTCGTGTTGTTGCATGGTTGGAAGAAACGTTGAATAACATGTTGCGCCCAATGGAGGGGCCTCGTGGTATGCCGAATCGTGTGTTGCAGCGTGTTATTTATCGTCCTTCTGATGAACAAATTGCGGCTAATACTGCTCGTACAAACTTGCAGAGAGTGCAAGATTACAACATGCAACAACTAGATATTTTGGACGAAACAGATGAAGTCGTTGAATTGGGCGACGTAGAACTTGAACAAGTTGGGTCGTTGACTTCTTTGTACAGTTTTGACGATGCTCAATTTGCACAGTTTGAATTGACCTCGTTTGATGGTGCGTTAGGCGATCAGCAAGATTTTGTGTCTGGCGCATATGCATTTACTGATACCAATATGCGTGCAATTCGTTCCGTGCTAGCAACTGGCGATCAAGTCGAATACGTTGCACGTGCTCCGTTAGCGCGACGCACGGAAGCAGACGAACTTGTAATTGTCCAAACTGGTGAAAAGTTAAATCCAAATATCGAATATTTTGAATTTAATCAAGTAAATAATCAAACAGAAATTGGGCAAGCAGTTTCATTTAACGACCCGAATCTTGTTGAAGGTATTGTGTTGCCAACTGTCGATCAAGAATTAATGTGGCCAGTAGTAGGCCCGTTGTTGCTTGATCGCGCATTGCGCCAACAAGGTCGTCGTTTAGCAGTACGCAATTTTACGGCTCCTGATAATCTTCCCACTAACGCTGTCGGTGCAGATTATGTTGAGTTGCCTTTTGCCCGCATTAACGACGTAGACAATGTGCCCATAGGCAAACGGCCACAACAAATTGTTGCGCCACGTATTGTCACCA